CTTTGTGGATGCGATAATCCTATGATAGTCCAGGCAGATGGTTGCGAATCCTGTAAAGTTTGTGGTTGGAGTGCTTGCACCATTTCGTAAATAATTGATAGTTTAAAGTATAATAGTATAGTGGGAGGTAAGTATGGTAGGAATGTTTTTAAAAGACCGAGAGATTCAATACACAGCCAATCGAGATGAAGTGACTAACACATGGCGTATTTTAAATACATGGCATGAAGATTTGATGAATTTGGGGCCAGAGGATGAAGTTGAGGATACAAGTAAAGCCGTAACAATTTTAACTGAGGGCGCATTTATCTCTCTGGTGAAAGAGGCAGCAAGATTAGGAGTATTGCAAAATGCCGCATTTGAAAATAATGCAGGGTTGGAAGAAGAAACTCATGTCCTTAAAGAACGTGTGTTAGAATTAGAACAATCGTTACACACAACTGTTCAAGAAATCCATAAATCTGAAGGCTTTCTGCTTAAACAAATGGCTATGCAAACAATGTTAAAGCTTACAAGTATGTCAGACATAGAAAACTTGACAAAGGAATAACATATGAAATTAGCGGATTATCTACCAGAAGTTCCTAAACTTGCTCAAACTCTTATAAATATGAATGAGCAAATAAATTTCCTAGATATAATGAAACAGTCTGGTGGGGAGACTGGACGTGCCCCCACCATTGGTCTAGACCATGTGGTGAATACGTGGGTACGTCACCAGATGGCCTATCGTCAGCAGCTAGTCATGGACTTGCAAATGCTGGCTTATTCAATAGAAGAAGTGCGTTCTCCATTAGGGCATATCACTGGTGAGGTATTTAGGCGTGGGATTGAATGGGTACCCTTAGTAGAAAACCCTGACCATAAACAACAGGAACGCTTAGTTAAATTTATGGATGATTGTAATATTTTTGACCAGAGTTTGGAAGAAGTACTACGTCAATTCCATTTTGACCTCAATTCTATTGATGATGCATTTATTTATTTAGTGAAGGAATATCAAAAATCTGATGATAATACTCTAAGGTCTAAAATTAATGAGATTCGTAGGTTAAACCCTGCTTTGATTGAGTTTGACTTAGATGCTGCGGGACTTCCTAAGAATGCTCACTTTATGTGCCCCATTCATAGGGAAGATATAAAGGAAGAACCTGGAAAATGTCATAAAAATGATTGTGAGTTAGAGTTGCAGCCTGTGATGTATAAGTATTATCACAGAAACCAACATATTTTCCTTTTTGATGGGGAAGTAATCCATCTATCTAAGTTTTCACCGTCTGAAACCTATGGATGGAGTCCAATACTAACTATTTTTGAAAAAGCCCTTACTTTAATAGGAATGGATAAGAATTTATACCGATATTTCTTTGAACGGAAAATGCCAGCTAGTATGATGATGGTATTTACGGATGACCCAGAATCTCTGAGAAGGGAAAGACAACAGATTGCCGCTCAGACAAGACTTGACCCGAACTATATCCCTATGGTGGCTGTTTCATCCCGAAATAATAGGGGTAGAGTAGACATGGTCAGATTGTTCCATACTCTTAATGAAATGGACTATCTCCCAGTAAGGAACGAGATTAGGGAACGTATTGCAGCTATGTGGGGTGTTACTCCTGCATGGCAGGGCGCACCAGAGGCGTTTGGTGGCCTTAGTACCCAGACTCAACAGTTAGTAGTCATGAGTCGGGTGGTTGAAGGTGACCAACGGCTGTTCCATGAGAAGGTATTTCCCCAAATTCTAGAAGCATTCGGGATTACTGATTGGGGGCTTAAATTACCCAATCCTGAGGAGAAAGCAGAGGCTACCAGAATCAGTTTCTCCCAACAGAAGGCCCAAATTGCTCAACAGTTCATTGGCCTGGGATTTGATGTTAGATTGAAGGCAGATGGCGTACCTGTAGAAGATGCTGAATTCATGATATTTGGTAAGGCCATCCCAATGGCAGAAATGCAAGGGGAACAGCTAGCTATGGGCTTAGAACAACAAGAACAGCAGATGCAAATGATGCAACAACAGCAAGAACAGCAACAGCAGATGCAACAACAGCAGCAGCAAGCACCTCCTCCACAGGCTCCTACTGGCCCTCCAGGGGTCAATCAGGCCCCTGGTAGGACGGGTGCTGCTCCTGGTGGTGGGGAAGGCCAAGGGGCTGCTCCTATACCTTCTATGCCCATGCAACAGATGGATATAGAGAAGGCTAAAGACTATCTATGGAATTCAAGGCCCCATCGTCCAGATGGTTATGAAACAGATATAGATAAAGTTGGTGAAGCAAGAAAGTCAGATGATGACCCTACCAAAATGGTGGAATTGGATAAACCCCAAAATTGGGTACAGGGATTGATGTCAAAGGGTTTCCTAACGCCCATCATTAAACAGGTATCTAATGATGGTAAAAAGATGTGGTTTAGCCAGGATGGTACAGATTATATTGCCAACCTAACTTCCGTTGGTGTGAACTTTATAGAGAAAGCCACATTTGGAAATTCATTCGGACAGGGGCCAAATATAAAAGGCTCAAATGGGCCATCGAAAAATCCTCAGATAAGCTATGACCCTACTGGTATGAATCAACAAGGGGATTATCCTTATGAAGGCGATGAAGACGATAATGCCAATTCGTAAGAGAGGGAACAAATGGCATTGGGGAAGCAAAGGCCCATTCGATTCTCGTAAGAAGGCTGCGGAAGTAGCCAGGGCTGCACATGCTTCTGGATATGAAGGAAGCATAGAAAAGTTCCTTCTGGAAAAAGACAACGTGCCTATTTCTGATTGGATAAAGCGAATTCAATCACGGGGTCAACAACAACCTGAACAACCTGAACAACCTGTACCCGCACCTACGCCCCCACCCAAACCTGAGGGATACAGTAGGGCTATTGGTGGAGGAATTACTGGGAATATAGATTTTAATGAGATGCTTCCAGACCCCTCTAGTGTAGACCCTGACACAGGCATAAATTATCACCCAGACCATCCCTGGTGGAACTCACGGGATGGTACTATAAGTCAATGGAGGAAGAATACCGTTCCTAGATATTGGTATCATATGCCAAATGTGGCTGAGTTTGAGGGTGCGCCAGATGGGGGAGTTAAAGCGTATAGTAGTAGTGGTAGTTCATTTAAGCATTATGCTGATATGGACGAAGAGGGGTATGACGGTGACTCCCCTATTGCATGGTTATCCCAAATACCTTATCAAGGTGACTCTCTTGGAAGCCCCAGCCATAAAAAATATGGTGATGCAGGGCCTCCGAGTAGTACCATCTCTGATGTTTTGGAGAGTAAAAAGGTAAGTAGAGAACCACTGGCACGGGGCGAAAGACTAGCAGACCCCCGGTTACATCAATATCATAATATGCCCCAGTCCGAAGAGACTCCAAATCCGTGGAATGTGACTATGGCTAATCGTAGGCGTGGGTTGCCTGGAAATATACCTTACCGTGGACAGCAACGCCACATCCGTATTATAGACATAACCAAACTTAATAATAGTAATTTACTTAGGTCAGGACTTGGGGGCAGGGAGCAAATTCATCCCCATAATCGTTATCTCCAACATTCTGGAGACATACCTTTAGAGGCCATAGTGAATCCATTTGAGGCTATTGATGCAACTGAACAAATTACTCATTACATAAATAAAGAAGATGATTTACATGTAAAATCGGTTCTTGCTAATGGACAGGTTATGGGTAAATTCCTTCTAATCCATATCGAGATAAGCATGGGAGGGGCCAACGGCATGAATTTATGGATGAGAATGGGGAAGGTACACATAATCCTGAAGAGGGAGTAGAACGTAATAGCTCTAACCCCAACTTTCGTCAGATGGAAGATGTTCAAGGACATGGAAGTTCTGGACAACCCCACTGGAGCCTTGGATGGAGGGGCAATTGGAAGAAATGGCTACCATTGTTAAATACCCGTGCATGGGCAAAGAGAGCTAAGATGGAGACTGCTAAAGTTGAGGGACGAACTGGCTTACGTCAACCATATAAAACTGAGATTTCTCATTCCATTGAAAAAGCATTAACCATACCCAATCCTTTTGCAATCCAAAAGATTGGATATACAACCCAACCAGGGGCAAGGGAT